AAGGAGTACGATTTGACTACCAATCTACACTCTGTTATAATAGTGTTTGTAAATGGTACAACAAATTTACTTTCTATACACTTTAAATTTCATAAATGGAGAATTAAAATGTCTAATTTCCTCGCTACATGTGATTACACACTAGAACAGATTGCTTTATGGCTCGTTGGAAAAGAACACGCAGAAATTTCGCCTAGCGCAGACGATAAACATTCGTGGATGATTTCTGATATAAATAATGATGATGAATATGGTTATGTTTATCCAAGTGGAATTGTAACACGTTGGGAAAATGCAGCTGAAGATTTTGTTGTGTGTGAACGTATCCAGCATCGCCTTGAAGCATTTAATGACTTTATTCAAACCAAACAACGCAAACAAGTACGTGAGAATGCTCTGCGTGATATGAATATGAGTGGTTTTGTTCAATAACCATTCAAAACTTCTTTAATTACTGGTAATAATGCCAGCAACTAGAGCGTCTAGCTAGACGATTTAACTTTAACTTCTAAAATGGAGATTTAATATGTCAGATGATAATAATATGTCTACTAATGTTGTAGATGTAAATGAAGATACTATTGCTGTTCGTGTTTCGCCTGTGCCTGGCCAACCAAAGATTGTAACACTTCCACCAGGTTCAACTGTTAATGCTGTGTGTGCAGCAGCATCAATCACATCTACAGGTGAATCAATTTACCAAGTTAATTCAGTTCCAGCAACACTTAGTAGTATTGTACATGACGGTGATCGCGTAACAATTGCCGTTGGTGCTAAGGGTAATAAATAGTAGTAAATAGTAATAACTTAGTAAATAATTTAAATCTATAACAGGTGTTATGCTTGTTATAGATTTTTAAACTCATAAATGGAGAGTTAAAATGTCTGATGAAGATGGTGATAGCTGTGTAGCTGATGTTCCTGCAACTGTTGATGATCGTGAGGTTGCTACACAATTTGAATTCCGGGCTGGTGTTGTGCTTGATGCTAATACGAACAATCAAACAAGAATTGGAATTGGACCAAGAATTGGAATTTCACAAGGTATGACACTTAATCACGATGATAATCATCTACATGTTGATGATGATATCGAAGAGAATACTTCAGGTTTACATAATCCAGTTACAGCTGCATTCACTGATGTAGTTCAACATTTTAGAGCTGCAACACAAAATGATCCTAATGCAATTTATGATTATATTGGTGAAACCAATCGAATACAATTTTATACACTCAGAAATCCAGAATGTTATACCAAAGAAACAGCACTAAGAACTTACGATGCTGTTTGGGGAGAAGCTGCTCACGATCAACTATGGTCTTATATAAGTAAGAAAACTGGGCGTAATCGTCCTGTATATCCTGTATGCCTTATCATTATGCATCGTGTATCGTCATATATAACGGTAGTATCTGACGATAAAATAAACATCGACCAAGAACTGTTAGTGAAGGGACAATTACCTGTAATTGTTGAAGGAAATTTAGTTGGTATGGTAATAATCAACGCTCCTGCCAGCAATGTATTTATATTAGAATTATGGTCACCTAAACCTATATTTGATGAATCATGGCATACATTACCGATTGATCAATGGCATCCAGACAGCTTACGAAAAGCTTTGTGTATAGTAGATGATTTAATACGCTGTAAAGATGCATTTACGGGTGGGCCAGCAAGTAAAATCCAACGTGAACTTATCAATAATATTTACTTTGGTGACATAAAGGCAATAACAAAATATCTAGGCGGCACGCAGTGTTTTAATTTTCAAGCTTTGCGTAGTGAACAGCTGGAAGATAAATTAGCTGACTACGAAGCGCAGTTTGTTGACCAACAATCATGGATATTATCTACGGCAACTGCTATAAATGAAACAAATGTTATATTAAATGCTTTGAAAGCTGGATTAGGCATAGATTGCGTAACAACCGAAACAATTAATAATTCGCGTATAGTTCGCTGGTATGGTTTAGGTAACCATTTACACCTTTGGACTGATGATATTTATATGCGACCAGATCATTTTAGCCCAGAATATGATGAATTTTTTGCAGAGCATACTGGTATTAATATTGGTTCATATAATATTATAATAAAATTCTTTGATTTAGATGCTGGTGCAAGTGCTATCCAAATATTTGCTGAACAAGGTGCTGAAATCGATGGTTATGAATCTGGTATGCAAGCACCACATGTATTTAACGCTGGTAATGCTTGCTTCGGAACATACATTGATGCTGTAAGTGATGCTTATGCAGCTGGTGATATTCCATTATTAATCGACATACTCATAATGTTTCTTTCGACGGCAACTGCAAGCGATTCAGCTGGTAAATATTGGCCAAAATGGTTAGATGAAGATATAGAAATTGAGTGAAGTCTCAATTAAGTATAATTAATCGCAACTCACAAATGGAGAACAAAAATGCCTACAGTAACAGTTATTAAACCTGGGATAGCACCTACACTCATCTTTACACCAAAGATATTCGAGTCAATTCGCTATATAGTTAATGAATCCGATGATGAAGTTGGTTGGTTATTCACAGTTGATGTGGATAATAATAATAATTATATTGTCACCGAAATATTTACGCCGAAGCAAATTGTTAATGGTGCTGAAACTGATATAGAAGCGCAAGCATATCTTGATTGGTTCAATGTCCTTGAGGAAGAAGGAAAAGATCCAGCAGAACATTTATACGGATGGGGACATTCACACGTTAATGGCCCTGTAAATCCATCAGGACAAGATGATGAACAACTCAATGTATATAGTGAAACTTGCCCATTCTTTATACGTACAATTCACAATAAAGCAGGTAATATACGCGTTGATATTGCACTATTCCAACAAAATTTATTATATTCTAATTGTAATTGGCATGTTAAATATGCTGAGTTATCAGCTGAGGAGCAAACAATTTTATCAACACGTTTAGATGAAAATGTTAGTTGCAGTGGCTACAATATATATCATAAAAACTATTATAAACCATTTGGAGCAGCCAGACCACACAACGAACAGAAGTTGCTAACCAAGCTTGATCCAAATAAAACTATTGATGATTATTCACAAAAAGAGCTTCGTGATATACCAGATCATCTTTACTATAAATTGTTTGATGAATATTCTAACTTTGGGGGTTCATAAATAATGGATACCTCAAGACACAGAAGTTATTTTGATCCGCGTAAACATAATAAATCAATTGTTATAATTGGTGCTGGCGCTGTTGGAAGCAGAGTATTTGAAGCACTAATTAATCTTGGTTTACGTGATATTACCGTTTATGATAGTGATATAGTTGAGTCACACAATCTTGCTAATCAAATTTATACTCAAGAAGATATGTATGAAAGTAAAGTTAGTGGGTTGGATCGTTGGTTACGCAGAAAAGTAGATGAACATGAAAATGGTGTACATCCTAAGACAAATTTCATTCGTAAACGTATTGAGGGTGACATGCGCCATCAAATGAAGCGCATTGTGTTTTTACTTACCGATACAATGGAAAGTAGAAGGGAAATTGCCAAGAATAGTTTACGTCTGAATCCAAGGGTTGAGCTTGTAATTGAAACGCGCATGGCACTATCAAAATTCTATGCGTATATATAAACTATGGTGTGACAGTTTAATATCAGATGATACCGGTGAAGCATCAATGTGTGGTACAAGTTTATCAATTGGAACAACTGCAAGTATAATAGCAAATCTCGCTGTTAATATGATGATTAATTATCTGATTATTGAAGATAGGCGTTGTGTGGATTATCGTGCAGATATCATGCTCAATCCAGTTGGGATATATACATTTAATTGGTAATAATAGAGGATAATAAAATGACACGTATACAATTATTAGCTTATATACTTGCTGGTGGAATCAGCATCTTAATTTGGTGGGCATTAATATCCTTTTGGACAACTGTATTCAAATCAGTATTTTAATAGGAGAATCCTAATGAAACAAATAATGTATGAATTTTATGAGCCACATATTACAGGTGGTAGTGCTAGGATCAGAATTTCTGAGAAACAAGTTATAACCTATATGAGGATAGTAGCACTAAACACTGAAAGATACAGAACTGCCAATGATGACGATCTTGTTACTGAATTTTGTCTTATCAATGGTGCCGATGAAATAGTAGAACACTCTTCTGCGTTTTAATGGGGGAATCATAATGGCAAATCGTCCTGTGGATATATTTCGTAAGATTGACATGCATCATGGTGATCGTTCAATCTGTTGGGAATGGAAAGGTACAATAGATAAAAGCCGACCTTATTTTGTAATCAAAGGGAAGAAACTTCTTGTCTATCGAATCATGTTTGATATTATGAATGATCTTATACTCAAAGATGATGAACTTGTACGTCATACATGTGATAACTCAATCTGTTGTAATCCATTTCACCTGGTTCGTGGTACTCACCAGGAAAATATGGATGATATGACAGAACGTGAACGTCATGGCATGCCTCACCATACTGTTCGCAATATTAAAAAGTTACTTAAAGAAGGTAAACAGACTCACGCGGAAATTGCTAAACTATATGGCACAACTAGAGAGAATATCACAGCAATTAATCGCGGTGTCTCATATAAACATGTGGAGCTAACAGATGAAACAAACCGATGAAAAGCGTAAACGGTTATTACAGTACATGATTGAAAATTGCCCTGTAAAAAGTGATTTTGACCTAGCTGATGTAATGCAAAACCTCTTATACAGTGTTATGAAGGAAGGCGATGTAGTTGTTAAAAAACTACCAGTAGACTTATTATTAATGATTGAGTTTGCCAATAAACTTTTAGCTAATCGAAAACGCGGTGTAATTGATTATAGTCTCAACGCTGAATTAGTGATTACAACACTTGATATCGCAATTAAAGCGTGTCAATCAACTGATGGGGAGAAAAAAGATGCATGAAAAATGTCGTTTGTGTGAAGAGCGTGACATAGAACATCCGTATAGTGGTTTGTGTAAACGGTGTTATGCGTGGATGTTATATTGGAAAGGTAGAACTGTAACGGATTTTATGAATCAACTTGATCGAATTGATATGTGGGGAAAAAGGGGAAATCGAGTCGGTGCTCAATTAAAACGTGGGGATAAGAAACATGTCGGAAAACTGTAGTAATAAATTAATACAACTATTACCGCTTGGTGTGCCTCATCCAGCAGCAGTAAGTGCACATAAATACATAACTAATCTAGGCGAAGATAAATTAAAAGAGTACGAACGCTTCTTCGCTGATATTGATAAGCAGTATGTTGATAAACTTAGTGCATCAGTGTGCTTGTCTACAATTCGTAGATTATTAAATAATCAATCTGTTGGTGATAGATTTATTCTTGGATTAGCATGGACAATTATTGATAATCCATTCTATGATATGCATACCAAAAGGGAGCAATAACATGAAAAAGTACACAGATTTAAGCTTTGTTGAGACGGCGCAGGCGCTTGAAGATGGAAAGAATGTGGAGTGGTATAATAAAGACTTGCATACCTGGGGGCTAAAAACGGATAAAAATGTTTATGGCAGCACTCAATACCACCTTGTCGAGGAAGTAGAAGAACGGGCGGCTGAGGTAGGGGAGCCGGTACTGGTTAAAACAGCAGGCGCACCGTTTAAGGATTATGGGTGTATCTACCGGGGTATGTTTGAAGATAAGTTTATTACGGAAGATATTTCCGGGATGCTGAATGGCTGGGATGAAATAGCCCCAATCAAAAAAGAGAAGCGTAAACCGAGAGTTATTTATGTCCCTGAAAGCAGCGGCAGAGATCGGCTTGCGAGAAATCATTTCTGTAGTAATCCTAATGGTTGTAGAATTAAATTCGTAGAGGAAATTGAAGAGTGATCTTACCATTATAGATTGTAATCTTATTATTAAATAACCACACACTAATATATACCAAACTTGATTAGCATCTGGATATAGTATATAATGGTACTTCACACATTGGAAATGTCTATTCAATGTGTTTTATATTTTAGTATACAAATGGAAGAGCCACATGAAAACTTATCAACAACAATGTACATCTCTCGCACAACAATTCACAGCCGCAAAAAAACTACACGATGCCGCAAATCTTGCATACACAACTAGTAAAAACGAAATTGTAAAATCTCTCTCCGTAATATCAGAAGCCGCTAAAACATCTGCAATAGAAAAAGATTGTTTTGTAACATTCAAAGAACCAGACTATGGATTATTCAGCGTTGTGGGTACATATATGAAACCTGGTTTACGTCTCAATAAACAACTACTTATTATAAATTTGGCTAAACTAGGTTTAACTGCTCCTGAAATTGAAACATTAATTAATGACAGTAGTAAATCAGCTTCTCCACGACTTGAGTTAGTTGTAGAACAAGTTAGGAGAGCATATGCTAAAGAAGACTCTATCATTGACAAAGAAATCAACAGGGAATGTTCACTCGATACACAGACAAAAAAAGCAGGCTGACCGATTAATAACTGAAGCATATAAAGGATATACAATCAGAATACTCTACCGCAAAGAAACAAATGATTTTGTGTGGGAGTTTAAAATTATTACTACAAACTACCATCACGGATTTGCTTCATCATTACGTTCCAGTAGAGTTGCATCACGAAAATGTATTGATAAATTTAGCAAGGCTAATCTATTATGAATGATCCAACTGTAGTTGTACCCAATTTTATTACTCCGACTGATATTTCTATGTTGGATGATAAACATCTGGATGCATTAATTAAACGCATACAAGATTGTCGTATGCATTCATATCATATATTTCTCGAAGCAGAAGAAATGCGGATGAAAGTTCGAGATGAAAAATTACGGACTAAGTTAGCTAAACAGGCAGGGATGCTTAAAAAGGAAATCACTAGGGCAGATAAAGTGCTTGTGGTACTCAATAAACGGATTAATAATATTCGTGCAATTAAACTTGAAATTGGAGACGTATAATGACGACAGTCAAAATGGTTATAAATCCTAAACTACTGGTCAAAATTGAAAAAGATTTACTAGAGCGTGTTGACCAAACTAAACTAGGATTAATTGATGCAGATACAAATCTTGGACACATAGAATACTTAGTTGGAAGATTTCCTGCTGATGAAACTCTTGGGCAAATCGAATCGCACGTTCACGCAACAAAACGTGAATTGCTCGATGATTTAAATGAGGTGCTTGTTCCTGCAAAAACAAAAAGAAAGGTAAAACGTAAGTATACAAGGCACACACAATCACCAAGTAAAGCTCCAACCAAAAAGGCGGTCAAAAAACGCTCACCAAAGAAGGCCAGAAAAAATGCCGTTAAAAAGTCGTGACATCGAAAGCATTCTGCGTAATAAAGGTCAAGAACGCGGTATTGTTTATATCCTAAGCACACTTGCAGAAGATAATGCCGTCTTACGACAGGAATTAGCTGAAGCAGTTAAACAACTTATTGCTATGTCAGATATATTGCTTCAAATTAGTAATTACAATGCTGATACAATGCGGATTATGCAAAAGATGAGCAAAATAGTTAAAGATGATGATATAGATGATGGTAATAATTTCCAGGGAGGTAATGGTTAAATGAGCTATACCTATTATGATGTCAAAGATGCGACTGAAATTAATATTGTCAATACACCGAAGGATTGGTCTGGCGATAATTGGTTTGATTACAGTACATTAACTGATCTTGCTACATGTCCTACTTATGGAATTATTAGGCATGGTTATGGAAAGATCAATACACGTGGTAATAGGAAAATGGCTCTTGAAGCTGGAAGTGCAGCACATGAAGTATATGCTGCTGCACGACTTCTTCAATTATTAGATCAAGGTGAAGATGAACTATTTACAAATGTTGGCCGGAATCTTTTCGGCAATGAACGCTTTAATGTAATGACATCTTTTTTAAATAATCCTGATGCTCGAAATCGTAGAATGAGTTTTTGTCTTGAAGCTTTGTATTCATCTGGATTTGAAGATGATGATAGTGACACACGACGTACAATCGGCAATATAGAAGAAAGTTGTATGGCATATTTGGATCGTTATGATTTCGAGCGGTATCCGGTATGGGTTAGTGATGATAAAAAACTTGCTGGAATTGAGAATAAGATTGACATGGTCATTGGTTATAATTTTGCAGATGATAACACTATAAATGTGCGTTATGTTGGCCGAGTCGATGGTATTCATACAGAAAAGAATAATCCAAGTAGAATAATTCTTAACGAAAACAAGACAACGAGTAGATTGACTGACAATTGGCGTGATTCATTTATGATGTCACATCAATTAACAGGTTATGCACTTGCAATGTCTACTATGTTACGGAGGGTTGTTGAAGATGTTCATGTCTATGGTATGGCGCTGCCTTTACCTCGTAATTATAATGCTGGTGGCTTTCTTCGCATTCCCGAACGTCGAACCGCCGAATCTCATTTTCCCCAGTTTTTGCGATGGATATTGCACAATGCTCAAATATATTACAACGGCTTTAAAAATCCATTAGAGCAGCCAAAGTTTTCTCATTCATGTAACCGTTATTTTAATACTTGTAATTATATGTGTGTGTGCGGTAGTCATGCCGAAGATCGGCAAGAACAATTTGATGATATGGAAGTTGAATTTTGGAATCCTTTAGAAGATGGAGATAAATAAATGTCTGATACAGCTAGTGTAGGCGGTGTAAAAATTGAACGTGCTAGTGCAAAAGAGCAGCGTATATCATTGTTACTTTGGGGAACATCTGGGTGTGGCAAGACAACTTTTGCAGCAACAGCGCCAGGTAAGAAACTTTTAATTAGTTTTGATCCAGATGGTGCTGCAAGTATTGCAAACAGAGATGATGTCGATGTGGTTGATTTAAGTAATGCAAAGTCAATGACAGTTGAAAAGTTTAAGAGTGATAATCCTCTTGGTGTGCAGAGTGTTATAGCGGATTATGATACTGTTATAGTTGACTCACTTACCAGTGTTGCTCAGATGGCTCTTGCACATGGAATCACACATACAAAAGGTGCAACTATCGAGCGACCAAGTCCTGGTGCATATATGGTACGCAATGCATTAACACTTCAACTTGTTATGAACTTACTGCGCCTAACTGGGCGAGAAAAGAAACATATCATTTGTATTGCACATGAAGCCACACCCGTTACTGATGCAACAGGTGCGATTATATCAATTACAGTTATGCTTGGTGGTCAATTACCCGAACAAGCTACACTTAATTTTAGTGAGTGTTGGAATCTATCTGACACAGGTCGTAAGCGTCGTATTGCTGTGCGTAATATGCGCTTCCGTAAGCCGATGAAAAGTAGAATGTTTAATACGGTAAAGAAAGCTGAATTTGATTGGCATTATGATGCTGAAACATTAAAAGGTATGACTATTGATGGTTGGTTTACTGCTTGGAAGGAAAATGGATTCAGGAAGATACAAATACCTGATTAAATAGCGGTTGTACATGATTTGTCCAGCACATGTATAGTCGCTTTAAAAATAGCTGGACACAAACTACTTAATGGAGTAGCTATTATGAGTGAAGAATTACCAACGATTATTGATTACAGCGAAGATATTTCTGATGCTGAACAACCAGAGCCGCTTCCTATGGGCGATTATCCAATTACAATTCGCAGTGCAGAAGCGCGTGAAAGTCTTAATACCGGTAAACGCTATGCAGCGGTTGGTTGTTATATTTCGCCAGAAGATTATCCGGCGGATTATCCAACGGAAAATGCACCTGATGGAAAAACCATAATTTATCGGCGTGTGTCACTTGAGGATACACCACAAGCACGATTCACTATGCGTCGTTTTTGTGAAGCAATTGGTGCACCTATGTCTTCGAGAATTGATTTGAATGACTGGGTGAACCTGGAAGCAACAGCACTTATTGATGTCTCAGAATACGAAGGTATTCTCCGCGAAGAAATTCGTCGATTAGAAGCTGTTTAATATTAATTATACTCAAAATTCTATAGGAGAGTAAAAATGGTATCAAAAGATACAGCTGCATCAACACCAGTAGGTAAAAAGACGCGTCCACGCGGCCCAAAACCTATTTATATTATGTATCGTGGTGATGCGGAGATCCTGGAAGGACATCGCAAACCTGAACAGGTGTTAGCTATGATTGATAATGATCCGACAATTAAATATCAGAAGATCAGTATCGCATAGTAAATAATCTCAGCATCAAAGTCCTAAGTATGACTGTAAAAGGCTTTTTTTACTTAGGAGATGTAAATAGTGAAGACACTTTTTATCCCACCAATGTTTATAACTATTCATACACCAATTATGGCACTTATACGTGAGTATACGCGTGGTATTTTTAATCGTACAAGCTCGGGTATTCGTGCACAAATTCGCTTATCAATTGAAGAGGATAATATCATCAATGACGCATGCGAAATTCTAGCTATTACGGATAATGCTACATTTTTCCGTTGGTGTGCACTTAATTGTGCTCATGAGATTATTGCTGCACATACTGATTGGCAAAATAACGCGGGAGATTATGCTGATGATTGAGCCAGAATTTATACTCGATGAAACACAGCAAATTGCTGTTAATCGTTGTGTTGATATGTCATCTACAAATCGTATAGTACCTATTAGTGGCGTAGCTGGTACAGGCAAGACAACAATCATTAAATTTGTGTATAATACCCTGAGTGCTGCTGGTTATAATGTTGTGCTTTGTGCTCCGACTGGGAAAGCAGCAAAACGAATATATGAAGCAACTGGTATAAAGGCACAAACAATTCATAGTCTGCTAGAATATCCTTATCCTGGGGAAAGAGATGAAAAAACTGGTAAGGTACTTGTACCGACTGATCCAAAACGTGGCCGGAAGCATACACTCGACCAAAAAATCATCATCGCAGATGAATACGCGATGGTCGGATTGGAGTTGCACAGTAACCTCGTTGCAGCCTTACCAAGTGGTGGAAGACTTCTCATGTTCGGTGACGTTAATCAGTTACGACCCATTGAACAACATAAATTGTATCGAAAAGAATCTCCATTTGAACAAGGCATTAGAAGATTTAACGGTATTGTTCTTGCAACAATCCATAGACATTCTGAAGGAAGCGGAATTGTTAAAAACGGGAAGCTCATTTTGTGTGGTCGAATACCCAAAAGAGAAGATGACTTTACAATGATAATAACTAAGCAGCCAGTTAAAGAGCTTAGTAATTATGTAATGGCAGCTGTTGAAGATGATATTAATTTTGGTGCGGTCGGTTATCAAATTATTTCTCCGACTAAAAAATCATGGGTTGGTACATATAAAATCAACCAGGTATTACAAAAGATATTCTGCCCAACTAAGCGCGGTGATTGTAAACTAAAACTTGCACGTCATGCTTGGGAACAAAAGTTGCCTGTATCAGTTGGCGTTGGTGATAAAATTATCTGGACAGAAAATAGATACGATCTGCGTGATGTTTGGGAATGTTATAGCAGTGACGAACATATTGCTGATAATTTTATAGAAGTACCACCTAACAAGAAGATTATGAATGGTGAAATTGGTGTTATTAAAAAGATATATGATAGTGGTGATATTGATATTGATGTCGGGGATCGAGTGGTATCTGTTCCTGTAAGTGTGACTGGTGAAAATAAATATGGTATATATCAATTTGATCCGCGTAAAGCAATTGAACTTGCTTATTGTATAACTACACATAAATCACAGGGAAGCGAGTATGATAGAATAATTTATGTATTAAATAGTTCAACGGCATTTATTCAATGTAGACCGAATTTTTATACAGCTATTACTAGAGCAAAAAAACACGTGACCATAATTACAGATCAATATTCGCTAACCAATGCAGTGTTTAACACTATTAGTAGGGTTGAACGGTTACGGAGAAATAAATGAAGTCACTTATGGAACTGCAAACAATCTGTGCAAAAAAGATTGATGCTGTGGGATTGTCTTATGATTGTCTTATGGATGGTAATATTCATGGAGAAGTTGCTATAGTAGCTGAAGCACCTGGTGAGCGTGAAGCAAGTGTCAAACTTCCCCTCGTTGGTGGAAGTGGCCAACTGTTGTGGAAAGTTTTGCGTAAATATGGTTTGAATAGAAACAATGTATATATTACTAATGTAATTAAAAAACAGCTTCAACTTACAATGAGTAAGCGTGTGGTTTCAGTAGCAGAGTTTACAAAGTGGGAGCAGCTGCTTCACTGGGAATTATTACAATTACCTAATGTGAAATATATACTTTTATTAGGTGATTATGCACTTAGAACTATTGCATGTGAACAGGGCATCACAAAGTGGCGGGGTAGTGTACTTGAAAAGGAACTTACATGGCCTGAACTTATTAATGGTCAGCTTAAAATTCATCGCAGAAGTTTCACGGTTATTTGTGCATATAATCCGGCGTTTTGTCTTCGTAAACCTGCTATGGAGCCTGTATTTCATTTGGATTTGGCAAAATTGGACAAAGTAGTCAAAGGCAAATTTAGTGTATATAAGTTAGAACCTATTATCAATCCATCACCGTTAGATAGTGTTCGTTGGTGTAATAAGATGATAGATGAACATAAACCAGTAGCATTTGACATCGAGGTAATTAGTAATGAAACAGCTTGTATTGGATTTGCAAACTCTACACAGCAAGGTATGTGTATTAACTTCAGAAATTTACAGGATAACAGATGGTCTGTTAAGGACGAAAAGTGGGTTAGAAAAGCTGCACAACGGGTATTGTCTACTTCAAGCGTCCAATTGGTCGCGCAAAATGGATCATTCGACAGCTATTACTTATGGTACAAAGATAAGATTCGTGTCGCAAAAATCTGGTTTGACACTATGCTCGGTCATCATACCCTCTACTCAACTCTCCCCCACAATCTTGGTTTCCTTACTACCCAGTATACAAACCACCCATATTACAAGGACGAAGGTAAAACGTGGCGAGAAGGCGGAAACATAGATCAATTTTGGCGATATAATGTTAAGGATTGCTGTTTAACACTTGCTATATCTGAGTGTATCATGCGTGAACTCAAGGAACAAAAACTGGATAAATTCTTTTTTGGCCATGTTATGCGATTGCAACACCACTTAGTTCGTATGACTGTTGGTGGTGTTAAAATTGATGTTGAATTAAAAAATAAAATTGCCGAAGAAATGCGAATATCCGTTGGACAATTACTTGTTAAATGGCAAAAGCATGTTGTAGATATCACGCATGATGAAACTCGAATTGTAAATCCTAACTCACCAGCACAGTTGAGTACATTTTTATTTCGTGACTTACATCTTAATGGTAAAGGTTTAAGCACTGATGTACATAATCGTGCATATATTATGGATCATCCACGTACATCCGAAGATGCAAAGGACTTGTTACGAACATTAGATACATACAAAACAGAAAGTAAATTCCTATCGACGTATGCGGAAATGAAGATTGATCCTGATGGTCGCATTAGGAGTGAATATAAACAGATGGGTGTACAGTCGGCACCTGGAAGATTATCAAGTGCTGGTGTGATGTGGGGGTCTGGTGCTAATTTACAGAACCAACCAAAACGCGCTTATGATATGTTTATTGCTGATTCTGGTTATAGCTTTGGATACTTTGATCTAGCACAAGCTGAGGCAAGAGTTGTTGCGTGGCTTGCAATGATTCCAAATTGGATTGAACAGTTTGAACGTGCACGAATAGATGGTAAATATGATGCTCATTGTGCATTAGCAAGTGGGTTATTTAATGTGGCATATAATGATGTACCAACATATGATCACGAAAAAGATGGTACACCGACTATGCGTTATATTGCAAAGCGTTGTCGACATGGTTTAAATTATCGTATGCAACCACCAACACTTGCTAAGACGGCTAATCTTCCATTAATTACGGCACAAAAAGCATTTACTGTGTATCATCAGGAGACTCCTGAATTGGCTGTATGGTGGCACTCAGTCATTGCCGAAGTTAAAGATACTCGGCAATTATTTTCACCACTTGGACGGCGTTTATACTTTTTAGGGAGACTAGACAATGATGCACTTGATGCTGTTATTGCATTTAAACCTCAAAGTACAATCGGTGATAAAGTATCAGCAATTATTTACCAATCAGAAGATGATTCTGCGTGGCCACGTGATGCTCGTATTTGTCTTAATATACATGATGCGCTTATTTGTCTTGCACCACATGCTAAAGTCAAAGGATGTCTTGCAATTATGAAAAAGTATGCTGAAGAACCAATAATAATCAATGATATGCCACTTATTATTCCAGCTGAATGTAAGATTAGTCAGCCAGATGTACATGGTATAGAACGTTGGTCAACTTTAAAAACTGTGGAGATATAAAATGCCGCGAAGCTATACAGAAGGAAATAATTTAGGGCATCAACAAAGTCATTATAATGTAACGTATAATGGTAAAATTGTAAACTCAGGCAAAAATAGACAGGTACTTATTCAGTGGATGCGTATGCGCGGTTATTGGAATACTAATACTAATGTACCTAATCCTGGTTTTAGTCTTAACGAGGTAATTGGTATGAATGTCGCAAGTATGGGTGCGAAGGGAACTAAAATTGGCTAGGTATAAAACAAGAAGTATATTCAAAAAGTATATTAATACTGATACATTTCTTGGGTTGTATATGAAGAAGATGAGTAGTGGTGAAACACCTGCTATATATGATTTTTGGTCTGCAATGTGGATACTCGGTACGGTGCTTGGACGTGAGATCGTTGTTCCGCGCCCACATGCACCTGTGTACATGAATTGGTATATTATTATAGTTGCAAATAGTGGTATCACACGTAAAAGTACGGCTGTAAATGCAGCAAAAAGTATGCTTAATTTATACCGAGAGCGTTTTAATCCACCAATTTGTTTGTTGGATGGTAAAAGTTCACCTGAAGCATTTGAACGAGAAATGTCAGAAGTAAGTGATGCATTTGGTTCTGCTTGGATGGCACTTAATTCTAGTGAACTTACTCGGTTCCTGGGCAAAGAACAATACATGATGAAAATGCCTGCACTATTAGTTGATATGTATGATATGCCTATATCCATGCAATTTACGACAGTTGCACGTGGTAAAGCATTTGCTATTAAGCCATATATTACTTTCTTTTCTGCAAGCACACCTCGCTGGTTAAATATGACAGTTAATCCTACAGTTATTGAGGGTGGTTTTACATCGCGTACTATATTTGTTAAAGCAGAAAAGCGTAAGAAGAAGATTCCATGGCCAGAGGAGGGTAATAATAATGATGATGATATTTTAGATGCATTACACAAAGTTGTAACACTTGCCCAACAAGTTAAAAATATAAAAATGACTGATGGTGCTATGAAGAAGTTTTCGCTGTGGTATCAGGAAAAGGAAGAATCTGTTGCACAATATAGTAGTAGTTTTGAGAGTCGTGAAGATTCTCATGTATTGCGATTAGCTGCTTGTCTTGCTATTAATAATGGTGAGTATCAAATAGATAATGTTAGTATAATGCAAGCAATTCGTATAATTAGAACTGCTAAGGATACTGGCTCATATTTGTTTGAAGGTGGTACGCGGCCAGAAGATACACAAATAGGCATTAATAAGCTTGTGCAGACACTAATTACTGCTGGTAGTATTGGTGTAAAAACCTGTGATATATATCGCACTGTAAAACAGTATATGGATGGTAAGTCAATGCACTATATATTAAATATCATGCTTGAACTTAAAATGGTTACACGACGCAGAGAATTTAGTGGCATGAAGGGTCGTGGATTAAAGCCTGTTATATGGACAATGACACCAATGCTCACAAACTTTGGTAAACGTGCACGTCTGATTGATAAGATTGAAGGTCTTATTGATTGACACGTGGCATGAAGGGTTCAATTGCATTCATATTTGGGCTGATAGCACCCCAACCAGATGTCTGTGGATGGCTTGGTAAATGACTAAATGTGAAGGCTTCGTCTATACCTATTTGAGCAAGTTTTTCGGTGATATTTGATTCAAATTCACGGATAATAGCTATACCTTCATTGTATTGTTGCATCCTTTCAATGAATAATTGATTTTTCATAGCTTCTTGTGAACGCGGATCAGAGAATTGACGTTCTAATTGATTCATATTTTTCTGTTGTGTTTGATCCTTACGGGTTGCAGGTATATCTAAATTAGTTAGTGTTTGTTTCATATTACGCATAGCAGCAATAATGATTGCTTTACGTTGTCCGTCTTTACCTTGCATATCGGTTTTACCAGGCAGACCTCTTGCCCAGAAACTTTGTGCACTTGTAGGCTCAAATTTGGTTGCAGCACGCCGTTCATTACCCTGTTCATAGAGTCGTAACCACTCATTTGTTTTCTTTAATGTTTCAACGTAGTATTCTACTTGTGGTTGCTGTGCTATTGAGTATGTTTGTGGTGTAATATTATCAGTTCGACCAAGTATAGGAAGTGATATAGGTAGCTGTGCAGTGCGTGTTTCACGGACGTGTAGCCAATCGCCGATACTCTTTAATGCACTCTTCCACTCCTTTTGGCGATTAGTCGCCATATAGAGTTCTTCTACAGTACCGATTGCCATGGTAGCTGATGCACCTAGAATTTCTTGCACAACACCACGTACACGTGCAATTAGTTCTGCATCATCTTCAGGAAGAAGTTTATTTTTCTGTACGTCATTTATTGTGTACCTGCTTAGTGGAATTTGTGGTAAATTTTGCCCCATAATACCGGTAGCTACAGCTTTGGCTGCAACTGGTACAGGATCGGGAAGTAAATCTTGAAATGCGATACCTACAGCAGCACTAAGTGAGTCTGATAAAATGTCCTGTTTTGGTGAACTATAGCCTAATGTGAGTAATGTTCCTTCTAATGCTGCACTATAGAAAGCACGCCATTCATGTGGAATTGCATATTTATATATTAACTCACCTTTGTCGTTGTAAAATGGAATTGCGCGGCCACGTTGTCGCGGTGATTGACTCATGAACTCTTTACGCTTTACTGGGTCGCTGAGTACACTTGAAAGTAAATAAGCAATAGTTATACCACCTGTTGCAAACATTGCGCTAATGGTTTGAACTGGGCGATCAACAAATGCCTTACCAAATTTACCGATGGCTTGTAGTGATACATTTACATATGGAGTTGAATCTTGCCATAGACGCATTTGATTGCCACCACGGAAACCTGGCAGACCTCCCTTTTTGCCAAGATCACCTGTAAGTTCACGCATAGCACGAACAGCATCTTCAAGATTACCATCAGTTTCATTTATTATATATCGGAAGTTTATTAGTGGTATTTTCTTACCATTGTCATTGATATATGTAACTCCTACTTTTCTGCGGCGCATGTTACTTGCAGCGCCCTCTAAACGAATACTTGAGTGAAAGTTTTCTAGTGCCTTCATATATACATTGGCGATGGAATTTGCTTCAATGTTTGCTGAGTGTGCTTGACGGCCTGCTTTGGCTGATGCTTCTGTTATAATCTGTGGTAAATCATCATTTACATCACCCCAAAGTGCGCTTGTACCACCACCGTATTTTTCAGCATTATACTTTGATGAGTTTACATAACCATCTTCCATAATTTTCTGGAATACTGCACGATTTGGTTTGCTAATCATACGGCTGAGGTATGGTGTATTTGTTTCATCAGCAAGCATAGCAGCCATTTTACGTGCACCAGCGTAATGTACATCTGCCCATATACCGCGAATGGTGCCAGGAAGTTCAGCAATTAAAACAGTTGGATCATATTTATCACGTAATGCTGCTGGTGTGTGTTTACCTACCCAACTTAGTGCTTGGCCCTTTGGGTGTTGTGCAAGTGCAAGCATCTTTTCATATTGAGTTGATACTGGTGCAAATTGCCATGCAAATTTACCAGTTGTCACATTTTTCATAAATTTGGATGTACCCACCATAAAGCGTTGTACACCGCGGTAGTAGTTTTCAGCCCATTGTGGTGTTTCACGCAGTAGTTCAACCATAAATGGATCTTCTATTTTATATACTAGCTCATCACCACCCGCAAATACCTTAACCATATTTGTATCTGCAAACTTTTCATTTTTATCTACAAGGCGTACTAACTTTTTACCGGCAAGTGTTGCTAATGGGCTAGATTCTAAATTATCTAGCAGGCGTCCACGTAATTTGTTATGCTCTGCAAATTTAATCATGCGAATTGTATATTCACCGAGCATCTCAGTCGGCATGAGAACATTACCAGGCTGAATACCTTCACTGCCAAGTTGCCGTGCCATACGTGAATCAGTACCATAGTCTGGTGTATCAGCATAACGTAATGGAACAAATCTTTTGTGATCGAATCGCCACTTGTCATACGTTGTTTTATCAATCACACGTGAATCAGGATTGTGTAAGTAATCTCTAAAGTCATTAAAGTATTTGTATATATCATCTTTTAATGCTTTAACAATCGGATTGTTCATGTTATCAGCAATATTATATGTACGCTGTAGTTCGGCTTTTGTTTTCATTGCATCACCCGTACCCCATACATCACCAAGTTTTGGGTTGACATTTAAATCATCAATTATAGTTCCAGCAACAAGTGCATCTTCAAGTTCTCTGCGTTTTTTAACATCTAAACCTGCGATTCGCTCTACAAGATAACCAAGTGGTATTGTTTGTCTACGTTCGGCAAAAGGTAAGCTTTCATTACCAGGAAATGCACCACTCTTTACGAACGCTTTAATTTTATTACCCAACGCTGGTATCTCAAGTGTTGTTACTATGTCATTACCAAGTTTTTTTGCGACTGTTTTTGATATAGTACCTACCTTTGCCATATCGTTGATTGCAATCTTTAGTAGTGCATTTGGGTCACGTAGATTTGCGTTTGTTAATGCTATCCAGTCAAAGTAACCTTTATCTAATTTTGAATAAATGCTGTCAGGAGTCTGTGTTTGTTTTGTAACTTTCGCTGGACGTTGTTTGGCTGAACGATTGCTAACTAAGTCACTTGCTCCAGCAACTTCATCAAAGAATTTATTTGCATACTTAGCTTTACCTTTTGCAGCTAAGTAGAGTGCACCAGCACCCGTTAGTGTACTACCAGTTATACCTGCCCAAACTTTAAACCAATCTGTTTTGGCTTCTTCACCGGCAATATCTAATTTAGTTGTGTCTTCTTCAGCTAATCCATTAAGTATTAATGTATCATCAAGTGTTGAACCTTGGATATTTGGATCAACTTTGGTGAGTGCGCGGATCTTTGCATTTAGTTGTGCAATATCTGGATCAAGAAGTGTATTTATTTGCTGTGTAACACCTTCTGGAGTAGGATCATTTTCTTGTTTTACTACAGTTGGATATGCTTCGGCATCATTTATTGTATTAACATATGATTGATATTCTGGATCACTAAATTCCATCATTTGATCTGCTATCACAGTTGGAATAGCATTTTCAGCAATCGCACCAGGTAATGTTTTAGATTGGATTGATGGAATGAATCCGTATGTCAAAGCTTTTACAGCTTTTGGTGCTGTGCTTAATGCTTTAACAGGCAGGCTAAATAGACCTCCACCACCCATTAAGCGTAATGCCATATCATAGGTAGACTTTTCGCGTGTAGCACCTGTGACAGCTTCAGCATCTTTGATGCCAGATTGTAAATATTCAAGTGAAGGTGATGTAAAAGAGTTATAAGGTGCTTCTTTACCTGCAAGACCATAGCCAACTTTGCGTCCCAATTCTGGTAGTGACATTAGTCCCCACACAAAGTTAGGGATTACAGAACCAAGTCCGAGTGGCACATCTTTTGCGGCTTTTGGACTATAACCAAATGTTTCTATTGCACCAGCGCCTACTTGTCGTGCAGAACGACTTAATAATGCTTTAATGTCATCTGCATTGTTGGCCATTAGCGTACTTGAACATCTGATTGTAGTATTTGACCACCTGCTAAAACGTCAACAGTTCCATCGGGATTATCAACTACAGATATATAACCGCTTTCAATTAGAAATGCCATTTTAGGATCATTAACTATCATTCGTTGGATAATTGCTTCAGCTTTTGTAGCTGGGATTGCTGCTTTAACTTTGTTTACAATTTCAGTTGTTTGTTTATCAACGCCATAATTTCCATCAGCACCTTTACCAGGTACATACCGCTCTGATGTATTAGTTGTTGCACCAGCAACTTCACCTTGAGGTGTTGCAGACTTATTAATTGCAATTCCAGCAGCGAGTTCTTGTGGTGTCATTGGTCGCAGTTGTCCTTCATTAGTTACAGCTTGACCTGTAGTACGTGAAAATTTATTTGCTTCACCAAGAATTTTTGCTGTTTCAGCACGCATTCTACTTATATTTGCATCACCAGCTTGTAATGGATAATTACTATTTAATGGTACACCAATTCCGTTGCGTATAGCATTCGGATTACTATTAAGTAGACCCTGAATAATTGCTGTTTGATTTGAAGGGCCAACAGCTGTTTGATTACCTGGGTTATTTGCAATACCTTGACGAAGTGCAGCCATCGTATTAAGTTCAGTTGACCGTTCATTTGATTGCAAACCTTGCCTACCCAACTGATAACGCATAATGTTATCAAAAATTGGGTTAGAGTAATTTGAATTGATCTGCCCATATGGATTTGCACCACCTGTAGGACTTGGTTGCATTCCTGCCATAAGATTTCCCCTAATTAGAATAGGTTTGAATTACCCTTGATAAGTTTATTTAGATCACGGCCAACCTGTCTATTCGGTGTGTTATATGTATCCCACGAACTACCTAAAGAACTTACAAGTCCACCAAGATCATTATACATACTACTACGTGCATTACCTTGACCAAGGATATTCATTGCACCACCAAAATCAGGTTGTAAATAATCTAATGTCGGCGTCGGTTGTGATGCTAAACTTGTTGTTAGAGCATTACCTTGTGTGCCAACTCCTGCTTGTGTGCTTAATGGTATCGAAGCTGAATTAAATGTACCGTTCCATGGTGCTACGCTAGCGTCTCTAAACTTAAAGTATTGGTCTGCATTATTACTAAGGCGTGTATTGTTAATTGCATCAACACTAGTAAGTGCTTTCAATTCGTTTGCTGCGCGTAGATCCATAAAATCACGTGCTGTAGCACTGGCTGCATTGGTCATCCATTGCTGTGATGCCGGTAAATTACGCTGGCGTGCAAAACCAGTCATCATTTTTTCTGTTTGCCGATCTAATGTATTATTGTAACCAGCCATTCCCTGTTTATTAAGTAGATCAGTTAATTCTTTAACACCAATTTGGTCTGTTCGATTGTATTTTGATAGATTCTGTTGTGCAACAAGATTCTCACCACGTTGATCTGTTGAGAGTCTGTCACTACGTTCACGTTGTTGACGGTCAAGTACAGTTTTATCAAGTGTTTGTCCACGTAGATTAGCATCCATTAAGCGTTTAACAGTTGGATGTGGATCAGTTACAAATCCGCGATCTTTTGTAAAGTAACTTGCATTGCCATAGGCATCAACATTACCAAGTTTACCTTCGAGACGTAGTTGCTCTGCTAACTGTTGTAATTGATTGAATCTATCACGTTCCCATGTGAGATTGTTGGCTGCAATTTCTTTATTGGCTGCTGTATTTTCTCTGCCTGCTTCAAGTGCATTACTTGATGCACGACTTCGTGCACTTGCATCTGAACGACTACCTAAAAAACTTAGTATAGCACTTCCAGCGAAAAAAGCTAAAGCTGCGGCCATTATGCTACCCTCCGCAAAGTTTCCATCTTCTGCTGTTGGATATTCATATCAGTATATACCTTTATATATTCATTGGATATTGCTGTGTCATGGCAATGTTTCCATAATGCTTTAGCGTCAAAATTATGATAATCAAGTATTAATACTTTGCGCGTAGTAATCATTTTTACTGCTCTACGTTGAAGATCAATAATAAATGATTCAGTAATAAAAAAATCTTTTAGTGCAACAATAACTTCTTTAAGTGGTCGATGTATATAAGTAATGGGAATATCATCAGGTAATGTTTCCCAGATAAGTAATATACTTGCATCACTTATACCATAATCACCTTTGTTAGTATCATGCTCACAAGGACAGTTAGGTGTTGATAAAAATACAGATGCCCATTTGGTGCGTGATCTAGGTAAACCTGTTACAACAAACTTCATCAGAATACTCCCTGCGATCCTATTCCGCGCCTGGATTCTTCATCATTTTTGCGTAAGTTAAGTGCGCCAAGTACGTCTGGAGCATTCTTAGATTGATTTGTTACACCTTGATTAACACCACCTTTTTGGATTAGTGAATTTACATCAAATAATTGTTGATTACCAAAATCAGACCTAAAGTTACCTTCAAAACCTGCTTTTTGGTTGTTGTAAAAATTATTTATGTCACCTTTAATTGCTTGTGAATCAAATGAATCTCCGAGTGAGTATGTGTTTAATTTATCGTATGCATTATTACCTTGTGTGACAAGATCATTACGATATCCAGAAACAATTCCATCGCGTAAGTTGTCCATCACACTGTAGCCAGCAGAGCGTTGTTGTCCAAGTTGACCTAAAGAATATTGTTTACCTGTATCAGTAAGTGTTCCACGCTTAGCTGCACGATCAATTGTGTCACTTGCTGTATTATATTGCTGACTTAAAATATTATTAAGTGTACCTTCACCAAGTGAGTTATTTACAAAGTTATTTTCCCAACCTGCACCTAAAAATTGATCGAGTTGATTTTGGTATTTGGTTACATCTTGTGATTCAATATTACCTTTTAATTCTCCAAATAGATTACCAGTATAATACTGTTTAGCATTGGCATCATACGGATCAATTGTCTCACCAATGTTATTTAGATAGCGATCAATTTGAGTGGAATAATCAGCCGGATTAAATCCGAAATAATTAAAATCTTTGTTTAGCTTATCAAGTCCATACCCACGTGCAGCTGTTTGAGCAGTTGTTGCTTTTGCAAGTTGGGCTGCGCGAGTTTGTGCCTCAGTTTGTGGGCGAGCTTGTATTGCTGACTGGAGGTTTAAATTCCCACTGTTATTATTTCCACCGCTAATACTTGGTGTAGAAGCAGCAATTGGTGCTGGAGTAGGTGCACCCGGTGTAAACGTATTTTCATAACCTCCGCTATACCAGTTTTGTAATACTTGATCTGAGTTTCCACCACCCGATGCCCAAAGTTGTGCCATGTCACCGGCATATGTTGTACCGCCACCTGATCCAGAAACCGGTACTCTAGCACTAGGATCCATATTGATGTATGGATTGAATTGTGGTGTTGCAAATGGGTTGGTTATATGACTACCCATGATAAGTACCTCTATTATCAAGTAAAAAATACGCCTTATCAGGGTCAGATGCGGAGTCTTGCCTATAAAATATTACTATATTATGGGTCATCTGTCCAGTCCCTCATCAGGCTCAATAGCCTCTTTACAGTGATTTTGGTCAATTTTATTTAATAGGTTGCAAATAATCCTACATATCCAGCAGTTGTTTCTACCCTCAACAATTTTGCCTATACGTGATGATATAGTTTCATCTTCATCACCGCCGAGAATGGTATTAGCAAGTTGATCAAGTGCAATAAATATACGCCATAAGTAGTTAGGATGTTTATGCGCCATGATTTTTTCTCAGTTGTATGTGAAAGTGACCTTCATCTTCAGTTTCATCTATTACAATAAACTCTTTACCCATAATTTTTCTGACAGCATTATGTAAAACAGTTCTGCGTGTACCTGTTAATTGAGTATAATTAGTTAAACTTTCCCAAGTACGCATATCAATTGCCTCATTCCTGTAATGAGCACTATTTTTTGCATGAACACCATCACGTCCGTATGTTATTATTAGTTCGTAACCTACAACAGTACGCCAATAGCGATCAACATCAAATAGTTTGGGCCAAAAAGCAGCATGAAGACCTGCAATGTTTACTTGTTTATTTCTTAGCTTCATTTCGTAGTATAAACTTATAAAGTGCAGCTAATAGTGGTTCTGTTCGTGTAATATGATCATTAAATATTTGTCTTGTATATTTTAGATCATTCTTTAGAAACTCACCATGTAATGTAGTAAAGCGTTCACCTTTTTCACGCTCTATTTCAAGTGTTTCAATGCGATATGTATTAACTCCCTGTTGGTTTTTAATAGCAATAGTTTCTTTTAAATTCCAACCAACAAGTGCAATTGAAATAATCATTAATACATCGAGAAATCTGAAATTTTTTCCCATGCCGTTATCATCCCCGTTGGACATAATAGTCTGCCGTCCATGTACGTTTACGATCTGGGCCATCATCAGCAGTAACTACCGCTCTAACTAACTGACCGGCAATAAAGCCTAGTGTATCTTTTAGTGTTGCTCGGTATATTCCAGCACTTGCAGCTACATATCCCATTACTAATGGCCAAACTTGACCAGTAATTTCTACGTTGTCTTGGTCATACAGTATGCAATCTACTGTAGCAGTATTAACCGCTGCACCTGTAATTCCATCAGTAAGTGCAGGAATTTCTATAATGTTATCTGTTGTAAGATAAAGTGTTGGCATCATGGGCCTCCGCTTGATGGATATATACGAATTGTACCTACTAATATTGGTGTATTTGTTACTCCAGCATTTAAGGTGACATCGCCACTAAGCTGGTAAGAAATATTAGGTGTTCCTATAAGTATTGGTGTTAATGTTACAATTCCTGATAGATAATCAATATTAGCATTTGTGCCAACAATTGTCATCACTTGTGTAGCAATAGTAATAGTCTTGGCACTGAATACTACTATGTTACCTGATATAGTTGTAAATGGCTGACCAGCTATACCAACTCCGCCTGCATTGAAACCAAATGAATCAGCATCGTTTATTGTAAATGGTTGTGATGCAACTGCGATAGTTTTTGTAATAAATGCAATGCTGGATGGAATGGTGCTGGTAAATGCTTGGCCACTTACAGTAATAGTATCAGTTAGAAATGTAACATTTACAGCATCATCAGATGTAAATGGCTGCTCTTGTACGGCAATTGTTCTACTATTAAATGTTGCAGTATCAGCATCATTTGTAATAAATGCTTGAGGAGTAACCGCAACTATTTTAGTTGCAAAATTAATTGAATCATTTTCTATGAGTGTAAATGGCTGAGATTGTGCAGCTATAGTTTTACTTAAAAATGATACAACAGTGTTTCCACCTCCAATTACCGTAAAAGGTTGCTCAATTACAGTTATGGTTTTACCACCAAATGTTACTGATATATTCGCTGTGAAAAGCTGACCAGCAATAGCTATCGTTTTTGAATTAAATGTAAATGATGTAGCATCGTTAGAAGTAAATACTTGGCCAGCTATAGCAACTGTTTTAGTATTGAATGTAAATGATATTGCATCATTTGATGTAAATGCCTGTCCAGTTACTGTAATAGTTTTACTAAGAAATGAAACCGTTGTTCCGGTTGCAGTCTTAGCACCGATAAAGCGTAAAAATGGAGATCTCATTGTGGTATTAAGAACTGATAAGGATCAAGCGATAACAACTTTGCTTTCGATGCGCTTATGCCCCCATGGCGATATGCAAACATTTTAATTGTTCCATTAAGAAAATTGGCAGAACCTGCCGCCTCTCTTCCTAAAGTTAAGCTGTAAGTTGATGCATTAATTGCAGTAGACAAGGTTGCCCCTTTCTTCTCCCCACCTACATATATACTCATAACCCCACCGCTCCAAACTCCGACAAGTATGAGTCTGGAACCTACGATAGACGAATCATAATTTATGGGTATTGTATAAAATGCACTACCCGCCAATAAAATTCCAACATTCGGCGTTGAAGATTCCAGTGACCAGCCTTGTGTCCCAGACCATACATCTTTAAGACCAATATACCGTGTTGAATTTGCATTTGCTCCGCCTGAAATAAAGTCAAATATAAAACTAAAGTCACCACCAGCTTCATTGGTAAAAAAATCATCATTATTATCTATCGTTGCATAACTAGTTGTCCCGTTTAATCTTAAATCGTTCCTTTCAGTTGTAGAATTAAATGAGGTTAATACTCGGCTAGTTTTTCCGACTCCATGAGACCTTAGCCCCCCCATCATCCATGCTGACCAGCCATCTATTGCAGTTACATTCCCAACAGGCTTCTTCCCCGGAATCCGAAGATTCGGTTCGAGCAGGTCAATATTGTCAACTATTACCTGGCCCATTAGACTGCGGTATTCCAACCTCTCGATGCTACTGCCAGTGCTATTGTTAGTGTCGCCCCTGATTGATTTACAAGATAATAAGTAGCGTTTGGATCAGGGTTTGGAATGCTATCAATGTAATAATACTGGGGGCCAGCTAAAGCGTTAAGAACAAAGCTATCGACAAATTTATGTAGATAAGTCGCAGTTACTGCCGGAGCCTCGTTTGTTCCATCTGCTTTTGGTCTGCGATATAAATCTACTGTTTGATTAACTACTGGAGTACCTACTGAAATAATAAGTTTAAAATCAAGCAAAGGATATTTGCGTTCATTTACGCTCAGCCCTAATGCATTAATAGCAGTTCTTGCACCGACAGATACAACTCCATCCACTGTAGAAGAAGCTGCTTGCACTGAATACCATAAGGTACTCGGTTGATTGATTGTTTCTCCAGCCATTATGAATCCCTCGCTGTTATCCAATCATCACGAGTAATAATTGTATTAACACCAAAAAGTATTTCTGCTCTTGTTGCTGGTTTAGGTAATAAAGCAAGCATCGCAGTTCTTGTAGTAGTACCAGAAGGAAAAATTGAAAGTAGTTTTGCTTTATAAGGGGTAATTAATTCATTGATAGGACGATTAATAAACATTTGTATCCATTGTCTATCATATGCGTTTAATGTTCCATATTCAGTTGCGTCAATAACAGCCGAGATTTCTGGTATATCAATATCCTCCACATTTTTATTAATATTCTCACCACCAACATTTGATGCAGAACTATTTAATTTATCAATAATACCTACCTGAGTAATATCAACATTGTATCCCATATTTATTGGATCACTAATAATTTCATTTTTAAGCGTCGCTAAATTTGTGGGATTTTCAATACTAAAAGCCATCTTTAATACCTCACTTATACAGTGCTAAACTGGAATATTCCGTTAGCATTCCATTGAAGTGTTAATGTGCCAGTAACATTTGATTTATTTGCACCCATATCACCTGTAAAAATAATTGGTGAAGTTGTATCAAGTGCGTTCCATTTAGCACCAACAATAAAATAGGCATTTGTAAATCCACCACCAGCATCTTGGGCAATTACAAGATCCGTTGCATCAAATCGTAGCAATCCAGCACCAGGTGATGTTACAGTTTTACCTGTTAATGGTGTATTTGCGCCGAGCGTTGTATAAGCTGTACCAACTGTCGCTTCATTTGTTGCTGCCACAAGATTATCAATATGTTCCTGTGCGGTAGTTTCAGTTGCATCTGCTACCCAGGTACTTATAAGAAGAATAATTCTAATTACATCTGCATTTAGATCAACAGGTGTACCACTAAGTAGACCTGCTGCATCACCGTCGAGACAAGATTTAACATACTTGTCATAAATTGTAATAACACCTGCTGCCATTTTTATATCCTCGTTGTATTAAATTACCAGTCAACTACAGCAGCAACTTGAGCAAGTGTCGTTGCGGCCTTGACCTGTTTTGTTAGTCTTGCATAATTGTGAGCATCTTGATAATGCTTGATGCTGATCTTTTTAAACAGAGCTTTTATTCCTGCTGCATTAGTTGGGCGTGGTACGCCAATTGCATCAATCCATGTGAAGCCCCCAGGAAGTATGTAACCTTCCTGTACTGCAACAACTACTGACATAGCTTCAGTTAATGCTTTAGTATTCGCATCAAATGTGAAACCACCAATACTAACTGGTATATCTTCAGCAGCTTGGTAATTTGTATCTATGCTTGTTTGTTTTGTTGTCTTTGCTGTTGGTAGGGTATCCTGCTCTGTGATTGCATCAACTTCAGTTTGTGATTTTGGAGTTAAAGTATCAACAGCTGTTACGGTATAAAATCGTTCATCAAGACCAAGGGTTAGTGATGTATCATCAACACTAAAATATGATAATCCAGGTGACGGAGTAAGGGTTCCATCTTCGTGTTCAACACCGCGCCCGAATTTCGCTGGCTGTGGATAACTAAGACTTGAATCATAGGTTACATATTTCATTATCTTAGCCTCTCAATAACGCGCCAGTTGAAAGTAGACTCATTTTTTGCAGCATCACCTTTTAATATACGCGCCGCGCTCCCAACAGTGTTATATAATTCAGGTACGATATAATCTGTTGATAGCAAATCTTCTTCGTAGTAGTTTGGTGCTGGGTTATCATTCCCGACAGTATTAATTTTAGGTGTACCGGTTATGTTTGGTTTTGGGGCAATTTCAGCAAATCCACTCAATGGGCCATACCAATATGCAATCCGCACATTAAAACCCATGTTTACCCTATGGTTTGTCACCGAGTCATGCCAATCGCCGATATTTTTCTCAACTGAATAATCAGTAGCAAAACCATTAGCAGTTGTAGCAGCAGCAAATGACTGATCCAGTGTTTTTGCAAGAAAGCCTATGATAGTTACTTTTTCATCCAGAAGATTATCATTTATCCCATCAGATATACCCTTTATAAAGTCCCCTTTAGCATAACTAGTATGGCGTTCAGTTCCACCAGACAGCTTTGTAATAACACTATTTCCTGCTGGATCAGCATCAGCAATAACAATAATCGTTTTATTTAAATAATCTGCTGGGGCTGGGTACGTTATATTTCTTGTAGCCAAACTTGCATCAACCAATACAATCAATGAATCATATCCTACCAAGTCAGCAGGCAGTATTACATAATCCACAGCTTTACTTATAACATTAGCACCTGAATCACTGGTTATCGCACCAATATTAGTTGCATTAGTAGCAATATCAGTAACATTGGTAGCAATATTTATAGTGTTAGTACCTATATTACCTGTGTTGGTTGCAATATTACCTGTATTAGTAGCAATATCAAGTATGTTGGCATTAACTAGTGCATTTGTGTTTGCTAGGTTTGCACTCCACGCAGTTAAATCAATCAGCGTATCCCAGTTTGCAATATCATTGTCAACTGTACCAGCAGCATTAGATGTATGCGTTGTATTTGCTATAAAATACCGATTAGGATCACTTACAAAATCTGATTTAGAATATATAGTATTATTTGCCCATATACCTTTGTAGATCGGAGTGTATGGTGAGATTGTTTGCCAGAAACCAGGATTTGCTGTTCTATCTGCTACGAATGTACCAGCAACAGCTGATGTATGTGCTACTAATACTTCCCATATTGTGCCATCATCGCTGTCAACAACACGTTGACCAACTAAATATGCTGTATTGTTTGCCCATTGTCCTGAAACATTATTAATACCAATAAATGCAGCAAGTAGTGCATCAATAACTGTCCAATTCTCTCGGTCGTAGTCATGCCAAGCTACCCAGTCAAAATTGACCAGATTGAATCCGAAATTTGGGGTTGTTCCTAATAGGGGGCCAAGACTTACCATACCACTTTTCCTAATGAAATTATGACGTTATCTCATCGACGAATACTACCAAATAAGAATGCAAACATTATGGCAATGATCCGAAGTGGTTTCGTTGTTGTGCCTTCAAGCCTTAGTTTAACTATTTTACCCTTTGTTGTCCAGTTAAATAGTAGTTCTGAATCTGATCGCCGTCCACCACCATATGATTGTGTACCATGCCCAAAGCCATAAGCATCACCGCCAAGAAATTCTGTTTCTAAATCTGGAATTCGTCTCCCAAGTGAATCTTTGTATATATCATCAACAAACATCATAGCTTTAAATCGTGCATCACCACGCGTATCAAAACCAATATAACGAAACTTTTTTGTGTTCATCCTACGTTTCAAAGCTGTCCATGGAAACTCAAATATCCAATTAATAGGTGTAGGTACATCACCTATAAAATCTTGATTAATACGATCCTGTTTCGTACCATAAATGTATATCTTTGTACCACTTTGCTCACTTAAAAATAACCGACCAAGAAGGCTCTTACACCCACTAGAAAAGTTCCAGCCAACAAGCTTAGTCCAAGCACCGGTTGTTTTGTTCTTAGCAAGTTTGTTCATGATATAACCAGTGCTTTGCGTTCTTGGTACAGTAGCTGAAACTACTAATCCACCACCATATATTCGTAAAAGTGGATTAAGCGTTACACCAGTAATATTAATAGTAAATGTATCATCGTCAATGATAGTATAAATATTATGCGTTGTGTTTAACATTCCAGCAGTAATAGTGTTAAACCCTGTTGCACCGCTAAAAGTGATTTGATCTTCTTCGCTAAGAATATGATCAACCATTGTCACAATGATGATATTATTATTTATATCACCAACAACAAATGGATCTTCTGACAAGACTTGTACATTATTTTCGTGGTTGGGAATAAAAAGCATGTACTGCTGTTCAAGTTGATTATATAATGCCCAAATATCTTTCGTAATTGTTCCGACAGTTAATTGACTTAAATTTGATTGAATAGCATCATCTATTAGTTCACTGGGACGATACGGTGATATTGTGTCTACAAATGTATTTTGTTTAAGTGACGGCGTGCCAATATTATCACAAAGAAGTAAATCATCACCGATATGTTGAATACTTCGATGAGCGATACCTCCGTGTGCATAATATACGTCATCAAATGTAGGAACATGTGCACCAGAAGCGTTATATGCACCAAGTTTACCGGCAACAATAATTTCATCAAATAATATTATCAGTCGATTTTTGTAAAATGATATACCATTGATTATGCCGGTATTAGTATTAACTTTGCGATCAATATCAACATAAAGACCATCATTTGGTGCTGCATCACCGTACCATGTGCCACTAGTACCAGAGTTACTTATGTGAATTCGTCCTGGATTTAGTACATCACCGGCAATAACAACATAGTCATTTGCAACAGTTACATACCGCCCAATAGGTGTGTTTGCATTTGAACCTACACCTAAATCCTGTAGGTATTGACACTTATTTTGTGGTTCAGCTTGGTTTAAATCAATTACAAGTGGTTTATCCACACCATTACATACAACTAATTCACCATTGAAAGCTATAAAACTTGCAAAGTCGGTTGCACCCCAAGCAGCAGCACCCTGCCATGTTGCTATTGTTGCTGTCCATAAATCATTAGCTGTACCGGATGAGTTTACATAAAATAACTCACCAGTAGACACAACTACAATAATATTATTCTGGAAGTATTCCATTGCAATTATATTGCCAATTGTACTTGTATTTATATCAGCAAATAATCGTGTTCCCCAACGCACCTCCATACTGCCATCATCCCTGCGGCTGACATTTTCTAATATCTTACTAAATTTTGTGGATAGTGAAAGGTCATTATCAAGTACATTCCAACCACCATCAAATTCACGAAGAACAGTAGTCTCCAACTCATTCTTTCGATTTTTAATCGGTCGTTGTAATGGCAACATTATCTAACGTATGTCCATTCAGTCATAACGACACCAAGATTGTCTGTAAATAATGGGATATCCTGTTCATTACGCATAGTCTTTAATTGTTGAAGACGTGTGTTGTACATATTCAACATTTTTTCGGTTGCTCCAGCATTAGTACCATCATCTTCAAGATAGTCATAAACTGTGCCAAATATAAGTGCAAGATCATCCATCAAAACAGGATCATCAGCTATAAATTTAGCTGGTCTCGCTCTAAAACGTACTGTTATATTTTCGCCACTGGTTCCATAAGGAAGTAACTGAAATACTTTGTCTGAATTAACGGGTAATATTCCCTGCGGTTGTCTACCTTGAACAAGTAGTTCTGCAATATTACCGCGAGAAGATAATCTTCCAAGTGGACGATGAATTTTTTTATACCAGACATATTGAATATCTGTAAAACGATCAAGAGATTCGGTTGTTCTCATATTCGTTGCAGTTACACCAAGCATTGTTAAAGGTGTAACAAGTGTTGTCATATAATCTTCCCACCAATATGCATCAAATAACTGTCCAAAGTGCTCTTGCAACATTTCAGCTAAAGTATCTTCTGCATAAACTTGCACACCTGTACCAACAACCATACCCAGGCGCTTAACACATCGCTGTATTAAATTTGAGAATGTTTCTGCCATTGTATTATCTCCGAAGAGGAATCAGGGAAGGGGAGAGCGACCTTCCCGTCATCCAAGCATCTCCGTAGAGAGTTAGAACTGAACAACACCATGTAAGTCACCACTATTGCATGAATAAGTAAATGATTTATCTGTTAATCCATCGGGATTAGCCGTAAAGTTTACTGTTCCACGAACATCGCCAGTGGTTGCTGTTGCTACATTGACATCTGCTGCTGTAATTGCTCCGGCTGCATCAGTTGTACTTGCTCCTGCATAAGGAAGTCCGTATTCATCTCCCCATGTAGCTGTACCCGCACTTATGGAACTAACAACTGCAAATGCTTTTTTACCGGCACCCGCTAATGCAACTGTTTCAGTCATAATCTGGCCGAGATAATCACGACCAATCGCTGTTGCAGCAGCACTATAAATAATGTTCTGCCCACAAGGTGATTTAGTAGGTATACCAATTGCTACAACTGCTGTAGTAATTTCAAGTTTGTCCTTATCTACATCCCATGAGTACGCATATGTATTATTATCTACATTGGGTGCTCCACCTGGAGATAGATTAGGTGTGCGACTACCACAATTCAAATTACCTAGTTGTTTCGGTGATTCATTCATCTTTCAACTCCTGCTTTTTTGCTCTAGTTGGTTTAGTTTTACGTTCAACTTCAGATTTTAAACTTCTATGTGAATGTAGAGTTAATTCATCACCGTTATCCATATCAACCAGATTAGGTGCTTTTTCAAATCCAAGTGAAACCAAATCTTTGTGGTTACGAACTCTTATTGAATGTCCTGAGGGAAAGTAAACCATATAACCGCGTGGTTCATCGATGATTTCAGTGCTCATTTCGCCGTCAACCATTTTAACCACTTGCCGAGGAATAGTTCCTTCAAGAATTTCTACTTCAAATGCTGGTTTAACATTCTGTTGCATAATTACTCTCCATAATTTAATTAAAAAGGGTTACACTCAGTTGAATGTAACCCCTATTACTACATGATCACAACTTATGCTCTAATGACAACAGCGTGAGTTCTGTATGCCTTCCATAAGCACCACTGCCCTTGCCAAACAACACGGCGACCAATTGCATCCTGTGTCCATGGTGCCGCAAGTTTCTTCAGCTTCATATTGACATGCTTTAGAATATGCAAACGAAGGAACCTGGAATTAATAAAATATGCTTTATCAACGCCACAATCCTCATCATAAACCATAGGAATGTTGTTAAAAGAAACACCACCAAAACCGAGATCAACCATTCTGCTGCCATTCTTTGTATCAGAAAGAGCAAAAGTAATTTTATCTCTTGCAGCTGCACGATAAACTCGTATAATGTTTCTGCCAGCAATAATAATGTCAGGCTTTTGACCTTTCATTGTTAAATCCAACATTACATCATCAAATGCCTCTTCTACGTTTGTCTGATCAAGTACAGCCAAAGAGAAATCGTAAGAAGATGTGCGCCATTGTGTCTCAGCAGCACGATTAATGCCACCAAGTGTTCCCAAGGTAGGATCATCTGGTATTAATGCAGCAAGTCCCAAAGGATCTTTACCCGCACCAGCACCATATAGATAGGTAGAGAATTTCTCTTTAATACTTTCCTCTAGAACTTCCATCTTGCCTTTAAGCAATTTGAAAATTGCAGCACGTCCAGTATTCTCATCCTGTTCCTGATCGGAAATAATTAAACTACCCGCAACACGTGACCAATCATATGTAGCAGTTGTGAATTCATCTGTCTGTGCCATAGGCAAAGTATCATAGTATTCATAACTGGTTACATTTGGGTTACGCCCGATAGTTAGCGGGTTTGTTATTTCGTGACCACCGTCTTCATACTCAACACGATTGGTCGCAAATGCCCAGGCTTGCAGAGCATTACTTTTAATGCTTGCCAAAATCAGCTTCTTACGACTTTTCGTGAGAGTGGAATGTAATACGGTAGCAATTGTTGTACTAGCCATTTTAGTTCCTCGCTCTGCCTAACAGAAGTATTACATACCTGCATCAGACATTGATTGATTGATAATAGAATCCCAATCATCATCAGCACTAGATGTTGCTGGCTGTTGAGTCTCTGTCGTACTCGTTGCAGTACCATTAGGCATTGCACGGTTAGGCTGATTTTGTACATTAGACCCTGTATTGCGCCTTGCTTCAATTTGTGGGCCAAGTGGTTGACTAAAATCAAGGCTATTTGCTTGCGCATACTGCCTTACCTCAAAATATGCTCTCTCTGATGACATTTGAGGATTTTGTTTCATAAGATTTACAATTGGATCAAGGTGAACATCCGCATACTCATGTGTTGCTATAAATCTTTCAGCATTTCTCTGGTTATCAGTTTCAGTTTGTGTTGCACTCTCCTGTTCCTGAAACTTCGATGTAATCGGCTGAAGTTGTTCCTGGATTATACGCGTAACTGCTCCCATATCCATTGATGAAGATGGAACGCCTTCTACTTCACCAAGTATCTGTTGTAGATTATAACCATTTTTCATTACTTCTTGCAATATCCATCTGCCAGCTTCAACAGGATTTGTCTTCAATTGGTCAATAATCTGCAAACCAAGGCCAATTTCCTGTTCATTGAGGTTATATTTTGCTGGCATACCATTAAGTGCCTTAACTTGCTCACTTTCCTGTTGTAAACGAGTAACTTCACCTTCAAAAAACTGTGCACTACGTTCTGAACGCTGCAATCTTTCGTACATTCTGCGCTCAGAACCAGCACGAGCAATGATTTTACCTTCTGCGTCTACAAAGTTTCCTTCTGCGTCGGCAGTAGTTTTGTTGGTAGGAACAGGCTTTGTTGTTGTTTGGGTAAGTTCTTGTTGTGTGCCTTCGTTTTCTCCAGTGCTTTCGCCAGTGGTATTGTCAGTTGTAGCTGCATCGGGATCTCCCTCACCAACGGTTTCCGTTGGTATTTCTGTCGTAAGCGCATTTTTGGTATCCTCAGCACTATTATCATCATCATTATCATCGCTAACAGCTGCATCAGCGGTAAATTCAGGATCATCAGCAGCATTATCTTCAGCAAATTTAATATGCTTTGCTACTACATCATCAACAGTATCATCATCATCTATAAACATTTTACTCTCCTATTGTTGTGGTGGTTCTTGCCCACCCTGTAACATTCCAATAACTTTCTGCACAGCAACATCAGGTGGAACACCTTTTTGTATTGCTTGTTGTACAGCTTGTTGAGCATCAGGAGGTAACTTACTGATAACTTGCTCAATATTATCACCTTTACCATCTTGGGATGTACCCTGTCCTGATTGTTGGGCAGGTTGCGCTACACTTTGTGCAATACTTGTCCAATCTTCCTCTGTAATAACAATTTCTTCAAATGCAGTTGAAAATACCTTCAGCATTATATTTGTTACAGCTTGTGGTGCAGCATTTACAAATTGTCCGAGTACCTGGCCAACTTCTAAAGCCATTTGCTTTTTAATCTGTGATGTAGGCTTTATACTACTACCACCAAGAACGCGCATTTGCACATTAGCCTGTATATCCTGAGGATTCATATTCACCCAAGCAGCGCCGCGCTCACCAATAAGTGCTATTACCTGTTCCCGACCCATAAATTGAATACAAAGTTGTAGTATTTTCCAACCAATATCACCGATGTAATCTTCAATAGCATCTATTTTCTCATCCAGCCGATTCTGTGTTGAATTGGTATACTGATTAATTGCTTGATTAGTTGTATTCGTTTTAAATTCAGATCCACGCATTACACCTGTAATAGATGAAATACGATCAATTGCATCATATTGTGTGCGTTTATCAAATAATTCAGCATATTGCATACTTGGTGGTAGTATACTTTGTATTGTATCTTTTAAGGTATAACCTTCTGGTACATCAATACCGACTGCGACAGCTTCATCACCTTTTATAAGCTTTTCTACATCTTCTTTATTGCCACGGTTTTTGTCATATACAATATTATTTTTTGCTTGTTGGCGAGCAAAGCGGAATTCACTATTGATTTCATTAATCGCGTCTTGTTGATCCAGGTAATAAACTACCTCACCTTTTGCAATACCTTCTTCTGGGTCAGCATAAAAAACAAGTTGGGATAGTGGAAAGAATGTATCAAAATGTAAATAATCATCCCAAACCCAAATAGGCCACGTCCAATCGCCACTATTATACATATAAATACGTCGGGTAACTTTATCCCAAACATAATACACTTTTGTGCGCTGTGCTTTTTTATATGAAACTTCATCATCATAGCCATACTCTGAACCTGTAGCTTGATTATCATCGCCGAGTAAAGTAAATGTATCTATCTCACCTTCAGCATCATTTCGGCCATCACTACTTGCATTAAGTACATGTGTTGGTTTATAAATAGATTTTGCACAGTTACCTTTGCTATCGTCGAAAAAGACAGCTTCCAACCATGAAGTAGCTACATATTCCCATATCATTATCCACTTACAATCACTTAGCTCTTCACTTTCACTATCAGAATCACGAAGTATTTGCTCTGGTCTACGGAATTTACACCATGGCCCACTTGGACGAAGAAGATCAATTTTTTCTTCCATAGCAGTAAGTTTGCCTTCAACCTTTTCAACTTCTTGTGGTGTTTTAGCATTTTGTAAATCTGCTGCAAGCTGCGTCATTTCTTCTACAGCTTGTTGGGATGAATCCTTCTTAAATGTGTAACCTGTTTCTATATAAGCAATATTCTTCAGTGCTGTTGAAACAACACTTCGTCGTGCTTTAGGCTTTAAATTTACGCCGGGACTTGCACGTTTTGACAGTAGAACATTAATTAAGCGTTCACTTACAAGAGCTAGATCCTTACTTTTGTTGTTTACAACCGTAACTTCAATGTTTGGATTTTTTGAGTAGATTGCTGGGACAAGTGCAGATGTATTAGCAAATACAATATTTTCTGTCTCCCTAAAATGCCTACCATACTTGCGTGATATTGGTTCATTTCCACTTACGTCTGCACCTTCAGCCCGAAAATCCAACTGATCATGTTTATAATACTTAACGGCTTCATGCCAGGATTCCAACTCGTTATTATTTATGCGTTTTGCCATTGCAGCTTGCATACGACTTTTCCACAACTTACCGTGGGAACTGCTTACAGGAATTTTACTATCAGTACCAATAACCTGATAACTAGGTGTAAATGTTACCTTCTGCTTAGCGCGAGGCACACCGCCCTTCTCTAAGCTACGTTCGAGGTCTTTGTTATTTGCAATTGCGTCTGCGGAATCAACCATATCTATATGCACTTACCCTTTGTGGAGTATCATCAACTTCTTGCCAAACAGTTGTATCAGGTACACGCTCACCTGTATTAGCATTTAATAGTGTACTAAGTTTTGGTCTACGTGAAAGCATATATTTTATCACATCAAGCGCATGATCTTTTTGACCTAATTTAGGTTTGTCTTCACGATCTGTACCTTGATTTGGCATGTTCCACATATAAGCATTAAATTCATCAGCAATAAATTCAAGATCATCAACGAAGTATATATGTGGTGCGCCGTAGTTATTTGTGAATGGATTACGATGCATTTCTACTGTTGCAAGATATCCCTGTACCTTTGTAATACCATTAACAATACTACTGTTACCACGCCGTGTCATAAAACCTTCACCATGATCCCATAGTATATCAGCTACACTTCTACCAACAATATTTCTACCACCAGGGCCGCGTCTGAAAATAGCTGGATCGGCATCTACACAACTATTATTAGGCGTATCATATTTATTTCTGATAGCTTTAACATCTCTAATCTGCTCATCAGGCGGATATTCTTTTTTATAAAACCCATCAATGATAATTACATTGCCTGCATTATCAGCAAAACCGTGTAAATAACATGACTGAGCGGCAATACCATAATCATATCCTTCAATCCAATTAATAACATAACCTTGATTTTTAATGCTATCTAAATATTTTTCAGCCACAGCACGATTTACTAAATGGGTACTTTCGTCAAACTGCGGGTAAATAAGACCTTCATAAGCGTGCCATAAACCTAATAGAAATCTATCACGCATTTGTCCCCGATAAGATGACTCTAAAGCCTGTATGTAATCAGCGCCGAGATTCTCTTTATTCTCATAAGTGCTGCCTTCGTATAAATCAATCAGTAAGGTTGGTTTACCATTTTCATCGCGAATAGCGCGGTGATTTTCTAAATCTCTAATACAAAGTAAATTATCATCAACAATACCGGTTTTTTGGTAACGGTGTAGAGGCTTGATTAGCTTTTTATAACACCAATTACGCGTAGGATTCATTGTAATAACAAACCAACGTGGCCCAGTTTTCGGCATTGATCCATCATCACCAATGTATTCAGTATTACCACGAAGACGCCCCAGTAAGTCATCAAAATCCTTTTCAACAATTTCAGGATCTTCCATTTGATCTACAACAATTAAATCATATGTAGCAGAAAGTAGGTTAGATGTTGATACGTCTTCTTTTTTACCTTGTTGCTGTATATAACGAAAGTTTATTGTTGTACCATTTACAAGTGTACATGTATTAGAACCATTTGCACTTCTGGGGAAGCTTTTTATCCACTGCTTAGGACACCATTTTATGAATTCCTTTCTTATAGTATCATTTAATTTTGGGTATGTTGCACGAGCTACCAGTATATTTGCACCAGGATAATCTTTTGCAATTGGGAGTATACGTTGTACTACTGAATTTGCGGTCTTACCATTAGCAAAACCACCACCAAAGATTTGCACCTTTTTACGCGATTGTGCAAACCTTTCTTGTAGTGAATTACTGTATACTCTAAATACTTCAGCCATTTGGTACGCCAGCATTACGGTCATCAAGTGCAGGAAAAGCACCAACAATTAAAGTTGTACCACCAGTATTCATTGTATCAATTTGTGGATCAACAATACTCTGCTTAATTGTGATGTTACCATCAGCACTTGTTGAATTTGCAGGAAATGCTACATTAACTACGGTTGCCATTTTCAATTACCTCTATAGGAGTTACATCAATTATTGGTGCTTCCATATCATCACTACGGATAACATGCTCAATTCTAAGTGTGTTGGCCATTTTACCACGTATTTCTAAAATGTCAGCAGCACGGTGTCCACCGCGATCAAGAATATCTTTTGCAGCAGTTAAACGTACTTTATCATCATCACCATCAGCCATTATGCCTTTTACAGTATTAATAGCAGTTACACCAGCATTTTCGATTATACTTTGTACTTCGCCTTTATCTTCACGAAGAATGCCCTTACTAACAGCCGCCAACATTTTATCAAAAGCATCTAAAAGTTTAATTGATGTAACCTGCTCAACTTTAAGCCCAGATGCAATAGCTATTTCATCGTCGCTAAGACCGAACATGTGATAAGTGAGTACAATACTTATAGTATTCATTCTTGCAGGAATATCAGGCAAATCAGAAAGCTTTCTACGCGTTGTCGTAACTAAGGCAATTGCTTCACTTCCACTCGGAATTTGTATAAACGCATCATCACGGATTTCTTCTAGTGTAGGATTTATTACCCTACCACTTGTTGGATCAATTAATGTTCCATCAGGAAGTTCTAGTACAGCATTCTCCATCAGAATATAACCTTTATGATATTAGCGAGTTTTTTACTTTTAAGTACCTTTTTTAATCTACTCAAGCGTTCTGCACCAGTAACTTGAAATCCTTCAGCGTCATAAACCAGTCCAGATACTTCATCTATGATTACTTTTTGATCTTTATTACGACTGCTGCCACTGATTATAACTTCACGCCAACGCTTGTGATCTTTATTTACAGCTGTCTTACTCCCATCAGGATTAGTGATTACTCTTTTTATCTCACCTGTTTTATCAACATCTTTATCTACAAAGCGTGACGCACCTTTTTCTCGTTGCCGTCTTTTAGGGCGAATTTCATCGGCAAGAGCAAAATCAGCCGCAATTTTTGCAACTTTCTTCTTTTTGGTTGTGCGTTTCTTTGGTATTGATGGTATTTCGGGATCTAATGCAAGATTTTGTTGTCGTGGATCACCGCCATTAGCGAACATATCTGCTTGTCGTGGATCAATTTCTGGTGTACCAGGCGGTAGTTGTTTATTAGGAGTAACACTATTATCAAGTAAATCAAGTTGACCTTTTTCTTGTCCACCAGTTAATGCAAATTCAACCTGACTTGCTAAATCCTCAGTTGATGGTGTACCTGGAATAGTATTAGGAGTTTGTGCGCGTCTACGCTTCACAAATTCTCGCATCGCAAATGGAGCAGCAGCTAGACCGGTAACAGTTGCAGTTGTTTTTGGATTATCAGTGAATATATCAGTAAAAGATTTGTCTTGGCCACTTTGGAACTCATTTCCTTGTGTTGGATTTTCATTGATTGGTGGTAGACCTGGTTGTTGCTGGGGATAATTTGGTTGTTCTTGGGCAGGTTGTGTAGCTATAGGTAATTGTGGCTGAGTAGGTTCGATTCCTTGGCTTATTGTATCATTAATACTTGGCCCACTATTATATTCTTCAACCATTGAATCATGAATTTTTAATGCATCTCTGGCAACAAAATCTGATGTTTGCGCCTCACGAAGTGCATTGCTAAAAGCCGTACTAGATGGGATTCCTTGTACCATTCTTCTAGCAACTCTTTGTTGCACTTCTGGAGTTAGTGATCGAAAAGCAGCAGCTTCGCCAGCCATTTTATGCTCCTACACTTACTTAATTATATGAATAGTGCTCCGCCATTACCACTTGAATCACCAACCATATTAAGAGTAATTTTGGTGTCGAAAATACCGTGTAATTGTGCATCAGTTACAGCATTGACAACATTGTTTGGAACGATTGTACGCTTACCACCCAAATCATTATTTAGGTACTGAACATTTTCGCGTGTAGATAATGTAAGCATTGGTGCACCAACACTATCCTGTAAATTCTGTGAGATAGCATAATTGCCACGCTTCTGCATATCTATAAATGTGCGCCTGCTAATTGGAATTGGTGTACCAAGTGGTGCATAAGTTACACCAATTACATCGTCATAAAGTCCTTGCCAGCCAGCCATGATTTAATCCTCTAATAGGTTAAGATTTCGTAGTATAGTACAACTTATAGTATAGCTTGACAAACATAAATAATATACATATTATACTAACAGTGGCATAGACACCCACGAACTCCATTTGTGTTATAAAATTGATCTGCATAGTACCCTCCCGGCTATGTGGATCTTTTTCTGCGTTAAACTTCTTCAAGTTATTGACTCTTAT